ATACTGGTTTGCGGCCCTATCATCATAACCCTAATAGGGTTTATCTATCATGGCCTACGCCACCCATTGTGTATTCCCCGCCGTAAACCACAAGGGGTGGGGTGTAACCCTTGCCATCGACGTATGGGAGGGGGTGGTGGTTAAGCTACCATCACAACTTTTTGAAATTCTATCTACCAACTTTCTACGTTCCGCCTAAATATCTGATGTAGTGTATTTGTAGATTTAAGGGGTATATTAACTCATACAGCCTACCCATATTACGGAAAAATCTACTACACTATCTACCCACGATCTACTACCGTATCTACCTGTAGGGGACGTTATTTTGGCTCAAAATTTGGGGGTTGACGACTACGGGTGATCGGCGTAGAATACAACAGAATGGCTACCAATGAAGCTATGCGAAAGTACCGGCACTCGCCCGGCTATCAGTTCCATGCCGCATTACGGCGGTATTGTATAACTGTTCAGAAGCTAGAACTGCTACGAAGAACCTTAATGGAATTGAGTGGGGATAGCCCTGAGCTACGCTCTCTAGTTCCACATTCAGTTACTGCTACACTTTCACCGCCTCCGCGAAGGATAACTTCGCCGGGATTAGAAGAAGAGAGTGCGTGGCAGATTGAAAATCTTTATACACAAACTCCTGAACAACATGCCCGACTTACCAAGTACAAAGAATACTGTAGACAACGTGGACTAGACCCATTCCCACATCACGAGAAAGAAGCCCCCGCAGTATCCGATGAATTTCGCCTGCTGGATGCCAAGTTTGACAGGACACATGCAGAGGGATATGATGGTGACGAAGTGTGGACGGATGAAGATGATGAACGGCACTTAAAATTTTTTACGAAACAGAAGGAACAAAAGTGAGTGATCCCTACAAAATTCCTCTTCCTACCGGGATGCGAATCGCCGGTTCTCTTCCTCCATTCTCTCTCGGCATCTGTTCTCATCAACCCGAACGTGTACGGGAAGCGACTTTTCACTGGCAACGCGGATTATCCGATCTTCAGAAGGAAGTGCCGACTCTCTGTGCTACTGCAAAGTCAATGGCAGAGGGATACAACCAAATCCTAGAACAATGTCAAACTGAATATCTAATCCTCAGTCACCACGACGCTTGGCCGATTAGTTTGCCATACTATGTGTGTGGTAAACGTCTTTTAGAACGAATGTCGAAATGTGATTTAATGGGATTCGCTGGTGCTTCTCGCGTAATAGGTCCACGCTGGTTCGATCACTTGCCAAGTTGTTACGGGGGAGTTGTTAACTATCCGAGCGATCCTCCAGGCACAGTCATTACACCAGAAATGGCAATGATTCGTGCTGCTGGAATGCGGCCTTGTCAAACAACTGTGTGGGGGAGACAAGCTAAACTTGTAAGAGGAATTCGAGTCATGGACGGCTATTGCATGATTATGAGGGCGGATGAAGCGAAGAAAATTAAGTTTGATACTCGTTATCCCGGCTTCCATTTTTACGATCTGGATTTTAGCTTGTACTGCCACACCGCTGGATTGCGTACTGCTGTCTGCACTGATATTTACATCTCACACAACTCAACCGGCAGTTACATGCAGTCGGACTGGTTGGCCGGAGTGGAAATTTTTCTCAAAAAATGGAAGTCTAACTTCGACGGCACGATTACCGGAGTCGGAAAATCAGCAATAGGATATGGCAGCGGCGATGCCCGACTTGTGCTATTGGAATTGCAGAGAGAAGAGAAATTAATGCAGGAAGAGATTGATGCGAGTGTTGTGTGAATCAACATTTTAGAAAGCTCAACCTCCGCGAAGATTTCTCGTCACAGGAAGAAAAACGAGAGAAACAGTTGGGCTATCGCAAGCGGAGCTTCAAAGAACAGCAAGAAATTGCAGCGTTACCCCCTGCTCCGTATAATCCTGTGGAAACACTATGTGATCCAAGCCTAGAATCTGAAGAGAAATAATATTATATGAATAACGGTCAGCCTTTAAGATTTGCGTATGTAGGAACTGCCGGATCAACGAGCCAGCCATTCTCTGTATTTCTTCCGGGGTCGAATAATTCTTATACGCCTTTGTCCACTGATTTTTTCTATCTTACTTCGATGACCATAACCAGTGGATATTCGGTAGCAATCTGTAGCTCAACAGGGATAACGGCTGCTCAAATAACTGCAAGTACATTGTTGTTGGCTTTGTATCCCGGTACTGGAATCGGTTTTTGGCATGAAGAAGGAAGCGAAGCCGTGGCTCCCCCACAAGGAATTGTTCCGTCTATAATAGACACTCTGGATTCCACGAACGTTCTTGTAGCGGCGGGCACCGGGTATGTGATTCATTCCCCCGGTACTTCCGTTCCCTCATGGATGGCAACTAAGTAAGAAAGTGCGATTTTATGGCTCACGGCAAACCGATCCGCTATACCTTTGTTGGCAGCACAGGATCAACATCACAATCTCTGAATCTTTTTTACCCCGGCACCAACAATCAACCCTACATCTTTCTGCCGACTGACTGGCTCACCCTCAAAACAATGAATGGAACAGCGGTTGAAGCAGCGGGTGAAGTTGTTATTCTTAACGCTCCTGCGGGTGCTACCACTGTGACTGCCTCAACTCTCCTACTTAGTTTTGGTGCGGTTGATACTGCAACGGCAGATTGGCATGAAGAGAGCGTAGATGCGATTTGTGGTGGGCAAGGCATACTGCCGAGTGTTCTTGCACTTGGAGCGGCAAGTACCGCACAGATTTATTTGGCGGGTAGCGGATTCATTGAACATGGTCCCGGAACTACACCGCCCGGTTGGATGGCAACTCAAACACCGCCGGGAATTTCGACGTTGGGGGATACTCAATACTGATGCGACTGTGGATAAAAACAAATCAAACTCACACGATGACTAATCGTGAGTTGATGCTAAACAATAATCGCTGGACGATTTTCCATGCAGTTATTACAGCCGTCGCCCATTTGGCAACATTGATTGCTGTGTTATGGACGTTATATGAGACTTACAGCCTAAAACACCGATGAATTTCAACCAGCGAATCCGGGAAAAGTTAGAGGAGTATTTATCCTTAGACGCAGATATGCTCTTTCGGTTAAAACCAAAGAGTGTAACCGATCAAATTGCTCACAATCTTGTTAGAAAAGCAACGGGCAGAGGCCGAGTAAACGATTCAGGAGAGTGGGAATATAGCGATCAACAAGCCTCCGCCCTAAAAGAAATCTTCGACCGGCTACTTGGACGGCCCGCGACTTCGGCGGATACCAACACTGTGGCGGGGGTGGATGTTGTGAAAGAAATTGAAAATGACCCGGAGTACGCAAAGAAAATTCTTAATCCGCCGAAACTTACAAAAGAGCAATTAGAACGGTTGCGAGCGGAGTTAAAGGCACATAAACTTGGAATTCCAAAGCCAACCCCAAATCGAAATCCCACATCAGCCTAGATTCTGGACCGATCCTAAGAGTGGTTTAGAAATCCCGATGGGCCGCACGGAAAATCTAGCCCGGCGAAAATTTGTCTTGGAACGCTGTGAAACCGATCCGCGATTCCGGGCATCCATTCTTAAAATGTGTGCCGATTCGCCTGTGCTGTGGGTGTCGCTATTCGGATGGACACGAAAGTTTTTTGAAGTGGGAGTGGATGGAATTTCAGTAAGTAAAGATAGCAAGCTAGAACCGTTTATCCCTTGGCCAAGTCAGATCGCATTGATGGAGAGAATTCATAACAGCATCTTAAAAGGTACTTCCTTTCTCCTAGAGAAATCCCGCGAAATCGGGGCAAGTTGGATGTATCTCTATGTCTTTACCCACCATTTCTTATTTCGTAGGGGATGCGAAATTGGTCTGTTGTCCCGAATTGAGGATGATGTTGACTCCTTAATGGGAGATGTAAAAGGATACCCGCTCCATGTCAATTCCGATCCTGCAACTTTATTGGGCAAAATTGACTACTGTTTGCAGCACCTTCCACAATGGATGCTTCCAAGGTTGGCCCGCAAACGGTTACATATCTTCAACTTGGACGGGAAATGCCGACTCGACGGCGGAGCTTCCGCTGAATTCGCCTTCACGGGTCAACGCAGAGACGCGGTATATTTTGACGAAGCTGCGAAAAACCCGAATTTCAAATCTATCTGGGATCAGACTACAGACGTAACATTGTGTAAACTTCCTGTGTCCACCCCCGTGGGAAAGACCAATTACTTTGCAAAGGTGAGATTTAGCGGCCAAATCCCAATCGAGACTTTTGGTTGGTGGCTATCCCCCGAAAAAGCAAGCGACTTAACGTCTGTGGAAATCGCACCTGGAAAGTGGAAACTTACCTCATCTTGGTATGCCCATCAATGCACTATCCGATCCCCAAACGATATTGCCTCGAACCTAGATATTGACTATCTGGAATCTGGTACACCGTTCTTTGAGGGATTGATCCTCGACAAACATAAGAAGTCCTATGGCCGCGATCCTCTGTTGAGATTGCGAATCGAGTTTAAGAGAGATGTGCCAGAGTCAGAGATACGACAAATAATTTTACGAAGAGACTTGACAAAGGTACAAGCTGTGGTAGATTCTAAGGGGCCGTGGTCCCTGTGGACTATTCCGCCAAATCCTAATCCACATGCGAAAGAAGGAGAATATGATAAGTTGTATGGATCGGGGAATCTCTGGGTATTCGGATGCGATACGTCACTTGGAATGGGTGCGTCTAACTCTGTTATCTCAGTCATTAATAAACGCACGCGTCACAAAGTTGCGGAATTCGCGGATTCCCGAACACCGCCTCATTCTTTCGCAAAACAAATTGCTGCTGCGGCATTGTGGTTTGGATCGGGATCGACGCGGCCTTTAGTTGTACCGGAGGCGAACGGTAATCCCGGTTTCGATTTGTTGCGGCAATTATCTCGCATCTATTCTTACCCCGAAATTTATCGTGCTACAACTACAAATCGGGACATCGACAAGGTAACTGCCAATCTCGGTTGGTCATCGTCGCGGAGTAAGAAAGCGTTGATGCTTGGGAATCTTCGCCGCGAATACGCTGTGGGACATTTTGTTAATCCAAGCGTAAAAGCAATAGAAGAGGCCGCCGATTATATTGTGAGTGAGACGGGTAGTATAGAACCATCTTCCCTCACAGAAGAAAGCGAAGCTGCGAAATCGGCACACGGCGACAGAGTTATCGCAGACGCACTCGCTTGTTGGGCGGGATCAGAACATGAAATCGAAGAGCCGAAACCGCAAGTGAAAAATAGTTTGGACGGCATTGAGAATGCCCCGCCGGGGAGTCCGGGGTATAGGATTAGGACAGGCGGCTATCTTAACCCTCCGAAGGATAGAACGGTGCGAGACTTGCGGTTGGGGGATAAGTTTAAGGTGACAGACTTTATTTAAGAGCCTAGGATTGTATATGGCTAAATCTAAGCCAAAAGACATTTTAGGGAAATTAAGTCCCGCCAAGTTTGCCGCCGAAGTGAAACGCGGATTTGATCGTTTAGAGCCTGACCGTTATCGCTCACGATTCACCTGTAAGCTAATGGCTGGCCCGGCCTTTACCAGCGACAAGGAGATCAAGTTAGATTCTCCTCTCGCATTGCTGTTTAACGTAGGCCGCACTCTTTTGCCGCAGCTTGTAATTCCATCTCTTCGCCATGTGATAGAGACGCCATATCTTCCAGCGAGACAGTATGCACAGAGTTTAGGATTAGCCCTATCCCTCTACGATAAGAAACAGCGAATGCCGAGTATTCTCCGATGCGTTATAATGGACGCACTTCACAATATCGGAATAATGAAAACGGGCCTAGAAGCAGGTGGAGATATTCTTTCTTTGGAAAATGAAGAAGAGGGGAATACCAAGATTGACGTTGGGGAGATTTATACCGAACGTATTAGCTTTGACGATTTTGTAGCAGACCCCGACAGCCGAGAATACCTCTATTTGGATGCCCGATTCATAGGAAATAAAATTCGAGTGCCGCGACGAGTATTACTTGATTCAGGCAAATACAAGAAAGATATAGTAGAGCGTCTCCCGCGAAACAACTCTAACACTGTGAACGAGAAGAAAACTGCCAATCTTACGATGGGGAATATTAATATCGGCGAGAATGCAGACTTGGAGGATATAGTCGAAATCTGCGAATTGTGGGTGCCTTCGGCTAATTCCATTGTGACGATTCCTGGTGATTTCGATTATGAGGCAAAAGATTACTTGCGTGTTGCCCCGTATTTCGGCGTAAAAGAAGGGCCATATACTTTCCTTTCTCTCACTATCCCCGTTCCCGATCAGCCGCTCCCTGTGCCGCTGATGCGAGTGCTGTTTCAGTTGGAAATGGCTGTCAATCGTATGGCAGTCAAGATTTCCATGCAGGCGGATCGGCAGAAAGATATTCTTGCTTACAAAGCATCGGAAGTCGAGAATGCGAAGAAAGTTGTTGATGCGTCAGACGGCGAAGCTATTTCGATGGACGATCCTTCCGCGATAAACAAGATTAGTTTGGGTGGGCAAGAAAATAGCAACGTTGAACATCTGAACATGCTGATGTCAGAATTCAATATGCTGGCATCCAATGTTGAAACTCTATCCGGTGTTTCTTCTGCCGCTAAGTCTGCGACTGCTGCGAATCTATTAGACAAGAATGCTTCTATCTGTCTTTCTGATATGCAGAATGCGGTTTACGATGCTTCTGCACAGGAAGCTCGTAAACGGACGTATCTCATTCACACCAATCCGATGCTCAATGAACTGCTAAGTAAGCGAGTAATGAATGCAGGACAGATGCAAATTGGCCCGACTGGTGTCCCGCAATGGGTCACGCCGCCGACTATTGAGGAAGTACAATTTAATCTTACCCCGGAAGATCGGTCGGGCGATTTCTTGGATTTGGTGTTCAAAGTTGAGCCGGAATCCGAAGGTAGGATGGATTCCAAGACTCGATTGCAACAAGAACAAATGTTCTGTCAACAAATTCTTCCCGCCGTTGCGGGTGCGGCACAGATTTGTCAAACACTCGGCATTCCATTCGACGCTTCGCAAATGCTGTGGCACATGGCACAGGATATGGGAATCACTTGGCTGGATTCTGTGTTGTTTGCTCCCGCTATCCAACAGAAAGCCGCAATGGAGTATAATGCGATTCAGATGGCTACGGGTGGTGACGTGAGAGCCGACCAAAAACCGCCGATGATGAATAATGCCATTGCACAGAATGGACAGCCGGGGAATGTAATGGCCCCGCAGCCGACGCCCCCGCAGCAAGCCAACATGGCCGCTCAAGGTGGGGCGGTAGACGCTCAGCGTGTGATTCGTAGTGCCCTGTTGCACGGGATAGGCGGGAAGCCCCCGGCCCCGGCTCTACCCACGGCGAATGCTTTTTGACTTCTATGAAAGAGATGGTATAGTATGGCAACGGAAAAACCCGATGACGGGTATGATAAAGACGACCATGAAGCCTGTGCGGACGCCGAGACGTTGCAGCGGGCTGAAGAGATAAAGCAAGACTCCAAACGGCACACTAAGGCGGTTGCTCATCTTGCTCACAAACGGGATGCGATTATCTCTGCTCATGCCAATGCCCGGCGATCATTGATGCAGAAAACAGGAAAGAAAATGAAATCCGTGTTCGGTGAGCACGGACCGGCAGATGCAACGAAAGAAGAAAGTGAGACTTGATTATGAAATACGGCGAATCCACTAAGGCAGCGGAACATCAGGCAAGAACTAAACCCTTAGCCCGTGCGAGAAAAGGAAAACCCTACATGGGATCGCCCGGTAGTTTGAAAGGGCATCAAGTTGGGCATCTCGGAAAGAGCTGGCACAGTAATTTCCGTAAGGCTTTTGGACACACATGATTGATGAACTTCATATCACCGTGTATCCTGCATGGGTATATTGGTTGGTAGAAAGGATAGATGATGCCTTGGAAATCCGTACAGCAAGCAAGATGGGGACATTCGCCTACCGGGATCAAGGCGTTAGGCGGAAAAACCGAAGTGGCGGAATGGGATCGAGCCACACGCGGAAAGAAATTGCCCAAGAAAGTTAAGAAACCAACAAAGAAGTTTGAACACAAGGTACAGAGAATAAGCTGATGTATAATAAAGTGGAACTAATACGAGACACAATTAGAGACTTGCCGGGATATGTGGAATCTGATGAGGCTCTTCCCTTTGAACACGGTCCAAATCCTGGTCGAAGTGCGGAACATTTTATTAATGCTGTGGAAAAGTGGAGAGATAGCCAGCGTAACCGGAGAAACTAAATGCCACTCTCATTTGCCGCTTTTGCTCAACTTGTAAACGATGTAATGCGAGAGATGAAAGATTTTGCTCTCTCAGATTTACAACATTTGGAAGCTCTGACTTCCGGTCAAAATATGACGGATTTAATAACCGCCATTGATGATCCTGATAAGTTCCGTCAACTCCTGTGCGAGAAACGGGATTTGCTGCGAACCAAGCAGTCGGAATACAAGGAACGTCAACTAGGGATACCAAAACGACATGCCAATATACGATTACCACTGTGACGTTTGCGGCAATACTTTTACCGACTACTTTAAGTTCGGAAGAGTAGACCCTATCCCCGAAGTGCAGGAATGCCCGGAATGCAAACAACTCACAGCGAAACGTCAATTTCCATGCCCGCACGCACAATTGGATTTTCATAAACCGATAGAGTTGTTTTCACTCGCCCCTGTGAAGAAAGAGGAAGTTGATAATTTCCGACAACAGAATCCTGATATTCAATGTGAGGGTGATCCGGCGAGTGATATGTACGGGGTGCCAGTCGTACACAACGAACAAGAGAGAAGTAGGGTGCTAAAGCATTTCCACTACGCGATGAAAGAAAAGAAGCGATAATGATCTGCCGTAAATTCAAACTCGGTGATGTAGTTAAATTGAAGTGGTCCGATTCGTTTCGAGATGGAAAAGTGTGGGAGCCTTGGCAAGAACGATCTGAAGCACAAGCATTTTGTTTTTCTATTGGGTGGATTACTTCTATTGGGAAACACAATGTCGTAATCAGCGGCCACATGTTTGAAACAGAGGGGACAAAATATTGTGGGGGAAGTTTGTCGATTCCGATGTCGTCTATTGTCTCTATGAGAAAGATTGCCTAGAATCCGTCAGTTGTCCCTTTTTCCCCGGCTGAGTCCGGGCTAAGGAGTTATCATGCCAGAGCCAGTAATCCCCACACCTAAACCCGAACGAAAATCCGCAACGGATGTACAAGCACCCGCACCGAAACCCACGGATCGTGCTACAAAGGCGAAGATTGCCGCCGGAATCTCGGATGAGAAATTCGCCAAAGCAATGGCTGGTACTCCCGCGACAACGGAAGAGGGACAGCCGCTAACCAAGAAGCACACGGTAGTGCGGATGGTTGCAAAGTCTACGCCGGAACCGGCAGTTTCACCGTCTGCTGAAAAGCCCGCATCCGATGAAAAGAAACCGAAAGAAGAGAAAGTTCCCGCTCAGGAACAAAAGACTGAAACGAAACCGGCTAAGGCAGAAGAAAAGCCCGCTCAGGAACAAAAGCCTATAGCAGAAGAGACTACTACTCTCCCCGCCGAAGTCCGTAGAAGCCTTCAGAATTACGGCTACACAGATGCACAGATTGATGAGAAACTAAAAACTGGAAGTAAAGACTTCCTAAATATTGCGGAGATGGCTCATAATATCCGCAAGAAGGAAGTGGAAGCGTATGCTCGGCTTGGTCAGCAAGTGCAACAGCAAAAACCAGCCGCACAGCAAACACCTGTGACTGCTCCCGCTGCGACGGATGAAGTAACTGAAGCAGATATTCAGGAATTTCTAAAACTGAATCCGAATAATCCTTCTGCACTTTTTATTGCCAAACAGGCACGATCCGATATTGCTTTCCGGCAACAGCAACGGGAAGCTACACGGGCCGCACAGAATGCCGCGACTCAGACGCAAATCAATTCCTTCTTTGCACAGGAAGGAATGAAGGCGTACACAGAGCATTATGCGAAGCCGGAAGTGAAGCAGAAGTTGTTAGAAACTGCCGCAGCGGTAGAAGCTGGTCTAGCCGCACAGGGGCGGCAAGTCACCGTCACAGAGGCGTTGACGATGGCCCATGATGCGTTAGCCGCCCCGATTGTGAAAGCTGCGGCTCGGCAGGAAATCACAGATGAAGCGAAGGCACGGGATGCTGCACTCACACAGAGAAATGTGGGGGGCGGGAATCCTGCACCGGAAACTTCACCGAGAAAGAGTAAGCATTTTGTGACGAGAATTGCATAGTCCAATAAAGTCCTGCTGAATTGGCGGCAGGCTTTTAGTAGACCCCGTTCTCTTGCGGAGCAACCGCGACAAGACGGGCTTTGTAAAATCTGCGGAAAATTTTGTGCAATTCTTTGTGGCGATCACGATCACGAAATCGACGAGACACGCGATCTTCTGTGTAAAGAATGTAATGCTGCCTTGGGCCTCTTCCGTGATAGTCCATTTATCTTAACTACCGCTCTATACTACCTAATTCGACATTCCCATTAAGCTGCCTAATATTCAACAGATACCCGAACCGGGCAGTTGTTGAATAGAAAGGTAGCGGTAATAATACGGCCGACATATCTGCCCTGACTGATCTCGTTCAGGATACGCTCAATGACTTACCCTGGGATGGAAGCTGGGAGTTGATGTTAAACCAGCCAAAATATCCCCTCTGTGCCGTTCTCAACGACGACCACATTAAATCTGAAGGCGGGAAGTCCATTCAGAAGATGGCGGTCCTGAATTATAACTTCAATCAGGCCCAAAACCGTGTCCTCTATCAAACCGACGTTCCGGCTGCTCCGCAGGCGATGAACACCATCATTGTGCCTTGGGCCTTCTCCGGTGTCAACTGGTCTTACGATGTTGCTGAATTGGAGATGAACTCCGGTTCTAAGTCCGGCTTCATCGACCTCATCGACCAGAAGCGTACCGATTCCATGATCCAGCTTGCCGAGTTGTATGAGGCGAACGGCTGGATTACGCCCGTGAATGCGGGCGATACCAAGACTCCGCTCGGCATTCCATATTTCCTCCCCTTTGCCAATGGCGGATTCACCGGATCGGGTTTCGCCGGTCAGACTATCCGCTATCAGGACGGCTCTACTGGCACTCTCTGTGCCGGTATTGATGCTGCCATTCAACCGAAGTGGCAGAGCATGGTAGGTACTTATACCAAAGTCGATAACTCTCTTGTGCGATTGATTCGCCATATTACCCGGCTCACCGATTTTACCTTTCCCAAGATGGTTAAGAATCCCGGTGAGGATTATTCTCGCATCGACAGTGAGATGGGTTTGTATGCTTCCGCCGTCACGGTTGATGAGTTGGAAGATTACTGCTACAAGAGTGGCGACTATACTGGTCCTGAAAAAGATTTTTCGGGCCGCATCGGTTTCACTAATGAAGGTGTCTCGCTTAGCGGTGTGCCGCTCAGATACGCTCCGACTTTGGATACCGAAGCAGTTACTTCTTCTATCACTGGCGGGAGCGTAAATCCCGCGTCGATTTACATGGTGCGTTGGGGTGCGATTCAACCAACCGTGTTAAATTCGATGTGGAACGTAGAAAAGGTAGCTGCGGTTACTGCTCAACAGCACACAGTTGTTTCGTGCTTCATTGATAGCACCTACAACTTGGTTATCAGAAATCGCCGGTCGGCAGGGTGGCATATCCATTTACCAATTTGACCTTTGGAACACGATCACCAAACAGGAAAGTTTCGCGGACTGATTTGCCACGGGTGCAATGCAGTCTTAGGAATAGTTGAAGAGGATAGAAGTCGGTTGTTTAAGTTAGCTGATTATCTTCCTCATTGACAGAAAGTAGGGTACTTATATTCGCACTGGCATTGTCACCGTTCAGCAATATTCATCGACTCAGAGTGTTCAGCAGAAATCCCCCCTTCTGTGGGCACCTTCTGCCGGTCGGGATATTACCGATCTTGATCTTGGCTATTATGTCGATGAGAATTTCGATCATGCGTTGTGGCCTTCTGCTCTTACGTCAGTGGATGCGGGGTCTACCGCTACTTCCGGTGTCTATTATGACACCACGGCCAACCTCAGTACCTCCACTCTTCCGACCGGCAATGACCATGTGATTATCATGGCCCCCGGTTCTACGGCTACTCTTGCCGGTAGAGCCGCGATCTTTACTCGTCCGATGGGGCCGGTTAAGCCGGGCGGAAGTTACGTTATCTTTGAGGCGTCGGTTGCCACTGTGAACGCCGGTGCGGTTCAAGCCGCGTTTATCGGCCTCACCACTTCTACCGGCCTTTCCACTGGTAACATTCTCAAGACTGTTTCCGGTACTGCCAATAGCAATCAGCTTTTACCGTCCACGGGTGCGATTGGTTTCTGGCTGCACGGCGACACTCCGAATAACTTTGATGCGATCTATCAGGGTGTTGCGTCGAACGGTGCGTATAGCACGATCACCCCGCCCAATTCTACAGCTTACGCCAGCACGGTTAACTGTGTTGTTTCTACTGTGCTTACCAATAGCACGGCTTATGGCGGGAATCCCGGCAACGTGTATCAGTCGCCCGCTTCTGCCCCCGGTGTATTGAATAGCACGACTTGCGTAAAGTTGGGTCTGTTGTACAATGTGCCTTACAATCAGGTCATTTTCGCTGTGAATGGGGCACAAGTTGGTTCCGTCACAGTGACGCCGACTTTGTTTGATACTCTCAACAGCTACGGAGCGATTATCGTTACTGGCGGGGTCATGGGAGCTACTTTGTCTACCGGACTCAAAGTTGATTTCCTGTCCGCCGCTGTGACACAGCGTACCGCTCCTTAATGGTGGCGTTTTGTTTCTCCCCGGTTCCGGCGTATCGGCATCCCTCCATGGCCGGTACGCCGTTTTTGTTGACTTATGCTATTTATAGCGTATAATGGGTAGAACAGGAGAAACAAGTGTCTAATAATTTATATCTTGATTTGATGAAGCGGTGTCTTGTCAACGAGATTTATTCCGAAACAGAACCTCACATTTCTGCTGGAAATAGGATAGAGGGAAATGGACCTAGACCCCCAATTGCTCATACGATGATTGGACTGAAACGGTTGGATAATATCCAGTTTTGTGCAGAAACGGTCATACGAGAAGGAATCCACGGTAATTTTTTAGAAGCCGGTGTTTGGCGGGGTGGAGCGTGCATTTTTATGCAGGCAATTCTGAAAGCCTACAAGGAGGATTTTCGCACAGTTTGGGTTGCAGATTCCTTTTGTGGACTACCTAAGCCCGATGTAGATAAATATCCATTCGATAACGGATACAACTTCTACTTGGAGAATAACTTAAAGATTTCACTAGAACAGGTGAAATCTAATTTTGATAAGTACGGACTGCTGTGCGAGAATGTGAAATTTCTAAAAGGATGGTTCAAAGACACATTCCCAACTGTTCCGATTAGGAATTTAGCGTTGTTGCGACTTGATGGGGATTTGTACGAATCTACAATGGATACACTTGTGAATCTCTATCCAAAAGTATCCGGTGGAGGATTTGTAATTATTGATGACTATAACAATATTGAACCGTGTAAACGGGCGGTTGATGACTACCGGCGAAAAGAGAACATAACGATACCCATAAGTGAAGTAGATTTTACAGGAGTATATTGGAGGAAAATCTGATGCAACAAGTATTTGCCTGGAATCAGCTTTCTTTGGAACACCATGACCTTCCGGGGGCTACTGCTCTTCTTCAACTTGCCGAAATTCCCGATACCGTGTCTCCGATCCACGATCCAGCCAGAGTGGTGGATCGTTTGATATTATATTTTGATGACTTGGCAAAGTCTGATAATCCCGCAAAACAGGCTTGGGATTTCATAGATCGAAACAAGGATGTTCCACATTTGTGCATTCAGTGTATTCAAGGCGTAGAACGAAGTCATGCTACAGTAGCGGCAATTTTTAAGGATAGAGGCATAGATAATTCGCCTATTCTATTGCACGGATCGTATACTCGTAAATGGTATCAAGAATTATTGCGGGAAAGGCATATTCCTTTAGAAAGAGAGCCGTTAGTTTCGATTATTGTGTCTACTTATAATAATTTAGATAGATTGAAATTCACTCACTTGTCGATGAAATTTCAGCGATACGATAACTGGGAATTAGTAATCGTTACGGATGGACCGCATCCCGCAGCCCGAAAATGGATTGAAGAAGAAAAACCGGAAAAAGTTGTGCTCGTGGAGACGCCGGAAACAAAAAGTCATTGGGGAAGTTGTTGGCGACAATGGGGTATAAATGCGGCGAAAGGTGAATTTATAAATTTTGCCCTAGATGATAATTATCTAACACCGGGCTTTATAGAACAAATGGTGGGGATAATTCAGCATTTTAAGGCCGATGCGGCGGTATGTGATTGTGCCCATCATTACGCTGGATTTGGAGTTTGGCCGCATTGTAAAGCGTGGCCCGCATATATGATCCGATCAGAACTTGTAAGAGAGATCGGTTGGACCGAAAGCTCCATCTACGCAGAAGGACATTTTTTGGACGCGGTTCATTTAGCATCTAAGCATGGAGTAGTCCATGTGCCAAGAGCATTAGTTGTGCATTGTTGAGTAGAATATGAGTGTGACCTTTCCCACTGGCGAGCCGACATCGGCTCAAAACTTTAATACGCTACTCACTAACGTAGCGTATAAGTTGGGTATTGCTTACTATAGCTCAACTGGAACAGGGATACCACAGCCCCCACAAGATGCATACAATTCCACCCTTTGTGCCACAATCATCAATGATGCAATCCGAATGTTGATTGATGATGGCCCCCGGCCTACAGGATGGTATTGGCAGCAACAGATCGCACAAGTTGATTTGTGGCCAGAAATTGGCCCCGATCCTACCGGGTCTACCTACATCTCCTCAACTGGATCGACTACCGATCCTGTGACTGGATCAACCATTTTCACCTTCGTACTCACTACGCCACCTACTATCTCCCCAAGTGCCAGCACACAATATCCACTATTGACGGTTCCCAACTTTGTGCAGACAATGGAGTTGCGGAATATTTGGCTGAATGGTCAACCGTCTACTGGTACGCCAGGGTGGTTTGTTCCCTCAGCAAGCCCTCTGGCGTCCACTTCAACTGTGGGACTCCCTTTCACTGTGTATTCATTCCTTGATCCGTATCACATTACGGCTATGGGGAATTGGTCTAGCACATTGAATAGCACCAATAACCAGATTCCGTTTTCAATGGCCGCGACTGGTGACTATACGATGCCTGCTAACTTCGGCGGCACATATTGCTCGGAAATCACATGGATTGCTAATACGAATCGCGGTATTTTTATTGATTGGGTGGATGAAGCGGCGATCCGGCAACAGAGACAATTGTACGCACAGCAGTTTGGAATTCCCCAATGGGCGGCTGTCCGGCAAATTCCGCTCCCCACTGTGCAAATTCAAGCCTTTAATCCTCCACGTCCCCGATGGGAGCTGATGACGTTCAGGATCACGGCGGAATTTCTATCTGTGAATTTTGCCTATTTTCTCAGTTTTAATAATCTTGTGAACGGGACAGATGAGCCGCCCATTCCTCTGTCATTCGATAACACCCTCATGGCTGCGATACGGGCACAGGCAGAGCGTTATCAGATGGACTCGATCAGTGGACCGGAATTTCAGTTCTATCGCACCATAGCTCTTCCTAATGCCCTTAAACTCAACGACATGATGGCCCCTAAGAAATTGGGGTATGTGGGTAATCCTTCCCGAAGAATTGGACCAGCGAATTTAGCGGAATGGCGTAGTCACGGGTATTTACGTCCCAATGTTTCGCCGCCGACAGAACCTTATTTACTATGAGCATTTAACAGCCTAAAATTCACTACAGGAGTATTTGTTATGCCCGATCTAAATCCTCTTAATTATCTTCGCGAGATCAAGCAAGTTATCACCGGCACCAATCAAGGTACTAATTGTGATGGTGGGTATTTGCGGGATATTGATGTTTCTCCCACCTTCAATACTCCGCTTCTCGTCTCAACCGGCGTGTCTACCTTCGGTCCCTTTCAAGTCCCGCGGGCCTACGATCAGACTACCGACAACTTGCAATTGAGGTTCTTGGGATCGACGGCGGGTACAGGTTCGAGTACCATTACGGTTTATGGCTTGCTTACCATCTACTCTACAGGGGCCGCAGCGGGTGTCGCATCTGCTGTTGCTTCTGCTGCGTCAGTTGTTAATAATGGAATATTCAGTAACATCGGTTGGCAGATTACGGGAGCGAATCTTCAGTATCCCGATGCCTTTACCATTACCCTGTCTACTGCTGGCGGTAATTATCAAGTATACAGTGCCGCTTTGGTGATTAGTGATTGCACCGTCGCATTCAGCGATTACACTAATTCTCAGAATGTCGTGACGGAATTCGTCGGCGGCTCGACACAACAGCTTCGGACGGTTTAATGTGCCATCCGGTAAAAATCAAAACGGTGATACGACTGTAATCTTGACATCGCCGATTGGTGGCGTTGTGCGGGCAATCTCCCGTGAAGAGCAACCGGAGGGTACTGCGGTTGACGCCCTCAATGTTCTCCCCTATTCCTTAGATGGACGCCGTAGAATTTCTCAACGCTACGGTATCTCCCAATTTTGTTCTACTTCAACTGGCGATCCAATTCAGGGGATGTTGCCGATTGGATACATTTTAACTCCCGGTTCACCGTGGATTCCTGTACCTTCGATTACTATTCCTACTTCTTTTGTTCCATCCATTTTTGGGCCGGGAACTGTTATTAGCAGCGGTGGGCCTTCCATTGTGAATTGGGTAGTCCAGAATGGGGGGCAACTCGATATAAAATTTACATTAAGTTTCGTAACAACAGAGGCTTCTACTTATACGGCAGGATTGGGATATGATATTGGTGGGGGCACGCCGTTTAATGTTGCATTCAATTTTTATGTGAATAGCACTACAAATTTAGGAGGACCGCAAGCTGCCGGGACAAGCGGACAAATTGGAGCGTATTTTATGGGGAACGGCCATGGACCGTCCACGGTTGGAATTGTGCCGCCTATTCTCACTCTCCCCGATCCGGGGTCACATCCGGCTATGTGTCTACTCGCTCAATCGCCAGGAGGAATTTATTACTTATTGGCATCTACTTATGTGATTTTAGGAAGTGAAAATTTAACAGGCTCAGCTACATTTGAAACAAAATGGACATTCTCTCCAACAAACAATTCATATACCCAAATAGATTATGTAAATGGACAACTAGCCGACAATTTTAGTCCACAGTTAATTTCTTATTTTACGGGTGTTAGTCCTCTTTCTACTACCGCAATTGTACCTTCAGCAGCCAGATATGGAAACATGAGTTTATCATAATGAATGCCGGTTATACAATTTTTGTTTCCAAACCAACATATTTTAATGATTTGGTTTTTGCCACAGATGGGTATGTATTTATATCCGATCCCTTTGGCAATGTCTCAACTGCGGGTAATCAGGCTCATGCTTTCTTTTCCCCGACGAATCCGATCAGCATGTGTTTCCTTAATCTTGGCGTGTACATGACTGACGGATCAACACTTGCATATTTGAATACGTCAACAAAAAACATGGTTGCGTATTCAACCACGTTTAACACTCTCAGTACCAGCACCGATCCTGCTCCGACATTCTGTGCCCAAGATGTAACGTGGCGGGGTAGATTCATTCTCTATCAGGATGCCAACAACCCACAGAACATCTATGCGGCCCGTACAGGAAATCCATACGATTTCAATTATGCCGCTACCGATCCCGCTGCGGCATGGGCCGCTAACTTCAGCGAATCAGGACAAATCGGCCAACCTGTGACGGCCTTTATTCCTTTCAATGACGATCTGGCAATCGTGTCTTGTATCGACCAAATGTGGCTCATAGAGGGTGATCCTTCAGACGGCGGTTCATTCGTTCTAATGAGCGAACACATGGGGATGCTTGGACCGCAAGCATGGTGTACATCTCCTGACCACACGCTCTATTTTGTTGGGACATCTGGTCTATATTCTTTGATGCCATTTTGGGCCCAGTATCGACCGGCCCAATTGTTGACGGGCCAAAATTACGATCAGTTCTTTCAAACACTGGATCGTAATATTAACAATGTTTCTTTAGTGTATGATGAACTCCACAAATACATTCACATATATGTCACTCCTGTTACCATTTCTCCAATTGCGTCTCCGGGGACACACTTGATTTTTGATACAAGGAATAATGGACTATGGCCCGCTCAATATGCTGCCAATGTGGGGCCGACTTGTGTTGCGTCATTTGTTCCGGGTTCACTGAATATTAAACAAATCCTCGCATTAGGAGGAATAGATGGAAATATCCATCAAATAAACGATTTAGCGACAGACGATGAAGGAACCTCTATTCAATCTTTCATTACCTTTGCTCCGATCAACCCATTCCCTGACCGAACGGCAATTCTGCAAAAGATTGAAGTGGACATGGGGGAGTGCCCTTCAACTTATACGGGATTGAATATTCCGGGGTCTACAAGTAGTCCGTATAACGAATTCGATTACGCTGGGAATATTTCCACATATTCGACTTCGTATGCCAGTGCGGGTTATGTAATAAAACAAATGACGGGCACGGTTGATAGCACAAATACCCATTTCAGCACGGCCCAAGTTGTGTCCAATGATTCTTTTTACATCAGCGAATTCGTCCTTACTAGTGGCGGACGGGTGTTAGAAAATGCGGGCAACGGGCCGACATTTAATGGAGGAGTGTCAATCACTCTTCAGCACCCAGTTGTTTCCACATACAGCGGGAATACAACGATGGGGTATTACATCACCTATCAAGCTCCCGGTTCTACATCTCCTGGCTCTACAGGAAATGCCTTTAACGCCGAATTTTCTGTGTTAGCCGGTCCTACCGCTGCGGATGTTGATGTGGATGGGTATGGATGGCCGAATGCTTCTACCAATCTACCTGGATTTACTAAGACATTTACTACGGATCGGCGACAGCCTATTATCCAACAGCGATTGGGCGGCGGTTGGTTTTCAGTGACGCTAGGAAATTCGACGGATCAAGCAACTTGGAGTTTTGAACGAATGGTTTTGGCATTTACGCCTTCGGGGATCAACCGGCAACAAAGATAATTATGAAACTAATTCCACTTACGCAAGGGCAATTTGCCAAAGTTGATGACGCCGATTTTGAATGGCTGTCACAGTGGAAGTGGCAGGCGGCATGGCGACCTACCTCCCGATCTTTTTATGCAGAACGCCGTTTTTATACAGAGAATGAATCATACACTGTTTCTATGGCTAGGGAGATTTTGGGGTTGCGGCATAGAGATGGCAAACTAGCCGATCATAAAAATGGGGATACACTTAATAATCAGCGATATAATCTTCGTTCTACGGATCGTCGAGGGAACAATTCAAATAAGTATTATCATCGTGCAGGAAAGTTAGTTGGAGCTTCTTTTCGGAAAACTGAAAATAAATGGCAATCGCGTGCTCAAGTTGCCGGTAGGCAAGTATATCTCGGTTATTTTCCCACAGAAATTGCCGCCCATGAGGCGTATTTGAAGGCTATAATTACAGCATAGGAGTCTGTTATGTCCGCACTCGGTTCTTACATGGCCGCTATGCCGATGCAGCAAGGGATACAGGGTAAAACACCCCAAGCCGCGATTCAAGGCGGGTATGGATCGGCTATTGCATCTCTTCAAAATGCCCTTAACTCCAATCAACAGGCATACACAGGTTTGCAGAATCAGGCTCAACAGCAATTGCAGCAGAATCAGGGGGCGGTTCAACAGAATCTTGTGAATAGCGGACTTGGCAATACTACAGTTGCACAAACGTTGCAACAAGCCCCGCTTCAAACTTACAATAATGCGTTGTTGAATATTATGGGACAACAGCAAGGAGCGGCGGCGAATATTTATGGCCAACAAGCCGGACAGTATTCACAAGAGGGCAATGCTCTTGCAAACTATCTTGCATCGTTAGGGCAAGGAGTCGGTATCCCACAGTCGGGAGTGCAATACAACAGAGGGCCGGGGCAGGCTACTAGCCCGTTTTAATTAAGAAGGAATCTTTATGCCGAACATTCCAGCCGTTGCCCCTAATTCATATGATCTTCCACTTTCTGCGGGTCCAAATTACCCGCTATATGGGCCTTTGTATTTCTACACTAGTGATCTCGCTTCTAGTTTTAGTGCGGGTGGAGAAATACACAACGTTCTAGGTTTGTATTCTCCTAGTGCCCCAAGTCAGCAACGTCCCGGAGCCACGCCCGCCGTTAGTGTAGGTAGTGGGCTTCTTTATCCCAACACATCTACATATCCCGGAAGTGCGTGTTTAGATTGGGCGGCGTGCAATTTAATAGACCCCAGCACGAATGTTACGATGTCTTGGGGTATTCCTTCGACTGTTCAATTCTTTGGGTATTTAATTGTTCCTAGTACGGATACGTTTGCCATCAATTTCAACCCGTCTTATGCGGTTCCAGGTCAGATTTGGTATTCTCCATCTGGTACTAGCTTTCAAACTGGATTGGCGAGAGATTATCCCACTGGTACTTATGCTGTAGGAATTATCCCGCAAAATATTCTAGTGTTCACGGGATCAGACGCAGAAAATTTCTATCAGGATGCTGAAGTTTCTACCTTACAGCCACTTAACCCCGGCATTGGAAGTATTACTCTTCCTCCGAATTATCTTAACGCTCCCAATAAATTGTTGGGAATTGACGCCGAATTAACAACGGTCTTATGGTCTACAGGTTCTACAAATTACGCCCTATGGCTGATTGTGACGAATGACCCAACTTTCCAAGGCCGGGAATTTACGCTGTCCACTCAGATTTTCTCTAACAGTATGATTAGTACGTCTACTAGCTACAGTTTTATAGTAGACGGTCGGATTGGATTCTCTAATCGCGGTTCTACGGCAGTAATGCAAACGGGATTCGTTACAACGGCAGCGTCTACAATCTTGAAATCTCCGGTAAGTACAGAGAGTGTTACACAAATTCCTCCAATAGTTTACGAGAATGTGTTATCTACTATAGACCTAACTCAACCCGTAACTATTGCTCTTGCGAGTCAATTTACCGGACGGTCTGGTAGTGCTTCGACGGCAAATGCTGCTCAAATGGTAACTCGGTTTATTACATTCCGTTCTGAGTCATAATTTGAGGATTGATCGTAATAGTCTCTCTGGCAATCGCCTTCGTCGTAATTTGCAACGATTGTCTGTAGGTACAGCTACAAGTAGCACTTTAGTTGATCCGAAGGGCGGGATCGTCAATACAGATGCGGGAATCGCTTTAGATATTAGTGGCGAAGGTTCCCTTCTTACTGTCGGCTCGACGGGAGCGGTTACTTATGTCCCAGTCGGTACTCAAGGCCAAGTTCTTACTGTGAATTCCACTTCTTTCACTGGCTTAATGTGGATAAATGGTAGCGATATAGTTGGGGGTCCGTATCTTCCTCTTAGTGCCGGTAGTACCGTACCGCTAACTGGAACGTTGTGGGTAGCTTCCACGTTGGGTATACAGTGTGATATAAGTACAAATCTGCAATCGGATGGATATGGCAATACAACGTTATCTACCGGCACACTTGATCTTATTGCACCCGTCTCTGTGGGTTGGTTGGCGATAGACGGAAGTCAACCCAGTACGTCGATAGTGACAGGAAATGGAGCAGGTCACGGGGGCAGTCTCAATATTAACCTACAAGGTTATGATAATGCTGGAACTATATCGCTACGCACTGGCTCAACCGGATCATTAGCTACTAACTCTCCCGTAGTGATTCTAACATTCGGCACACCGTTTCCTAATGATAGTTCAGTAATAATTTATCCCGGTAATGCCAATGCCAATAATTTAGTAGCAGGTACAACTCAAGTTCGAGCAGAGGGCTTAAATACTGGCACACAATGGGAAATTGTAAGCGGCTCTGTAGCCTTAGCTGCTAATACGCCCTATGTATGGAATTATCTTGCATTAGGATGGTAAAGACATATAGTCGATAGGTGAACTATGGCCTACAAGATTCCAAACGTGACAGGCGAATTTGACCCGGAAGAGGATGCAAAGACGCTTACAGAAGCGGAGTCTATTCATAGTAATCCCGATAGACATAAGGCCGCACTGGTCCATCTCGCTAACCAAAAGAAAGTAGCGACTAATGCTTATAAAACGAGCCGACAAGCATTAGAGAAACAAACCAGTAGGCGTATGAAACAGGTATTTGGACAACACGCTCCATTTGAAGCGGCGAGTGATAATCAACAAACTCCCTATACCGAAGCGGCGGGAGGCGAATAATGCCACTACTTCTTCATCCCAAACAAAAGCCTGTGAAAGTCTATCGGTCGGCGGGAGAGTGGTTAGCAAAAGAACACGGGATTACTGTCGATCAGAATAAGCCGGATGACAGCAAAAATACGAAAGACTCTGTTGATAAACAGCGGTAGAATGGTGTACTATGAGCCGCATTGCCGGACCACAAGATTCCCCCCTTTTCAACTACTTGCAGTCTATTCAGCAGCCTTCGCCAAACCCCCTACTCTCACAAGACCCGGATACGGAGGCAAGGGCTGGATGGGGCCGTCCTGTTTATCGCCCCATGTCTGTCCGCAGTAGCAGGATAAGCGGATACGGACGCGGGGGTATGATGGGGCCAACGATCCAACAGGCGGCGGAAAGATCGCCGGAAGGGCGGCAAATGACCAAAGCCCAAATGGAACAAAAGCTGGAGGGAAGAACTGGACAGTATACAGAACAGGGACAGGATATGCCGGTTGGAAGTGAATCGCCGGAAAATCCACATAGGGGGGCCAATCTGAATGCTCTGCTTCCCCCACAAAATCTTGCCGATGTTGTGGGATCACGAGCCCCTTCTAATGCGAATCTTGCCGGTGTGCTCGGCACCAATCCGGCACAGATGCAAGGTGGTTGGACGCACCCGCAAACGGGTGAGCAACATGCGGAAGGTACAATCCTCCACAGTCCGAGTACGGGACAGACGTTTCAAATTAAGAACGGACAACCGGAACGATATGGACCGCCACAAGAAACTGTGACACCGGAACAACAACAGGCGAATGTTCATCAGTATATTCAACAACTTGCCCAAACCGATCCGGGGAAAGCGGCTGAACTTGCAATTAAACAGCAAGAGCTAGATTTGAAGCGATTTGAAGCTAACTCAAAAGCTTATCCGATTGGTGAAAAAGGATCGGCATCTTATGATGCCGAACAAGCCGCAGTTGAAAAAGAAAAGCCTGTTAAGGGGAGAAAGGATGATGCTTTAGATAAGTTGATGGACAAAGCAGCCGCCGATCTTCTAAATCAACCGGAGTAATTAATGTCTGCTATCCCGAACGATCTTAAACAACTACCGGATGATTTAACTACATTACCGGACTATCTTAAGCAACTCCCGGCTGATTTAACCACATTACCGGGTAATCCTACGCCACAACAGGCACAGGATATGCTGCGGCATTTGCGAGAGTCATGGGCCATTGCTCCGCAGATGGCACAAGATGAATTGATAGCAAAAGCACAGAACGCCGCGACACATGCTGACACTAATACACTCCGCGGCTACGCCAATGCCGCGGTTCAACCTGTGCGAGACGCGGAGGCTATGGCGGTACGGGCAGGCGTGGGTGCCCAAAGTTTACTCGGATTAGACCCATATTCTTCTCAAGAAAAACAAGCAATAGCCAGTGGGGTACAAAATCTAGAAACGCCCCCTGTGGAAACCGCACATGGAATGGGCGGAACTCTTGTGAGTTTACCCGCTACGGGAGCAGAGGCTACGGTTCCCGGCCTTCTTCCCGCCACTCTTATCCAGCACGGTGGAGAAGTCACCTTACCTAACGTTATTAATGCAGCTACGGCTTTATTTGCCCCGGAAGTTGCAAAGGTTGCCGGCCCGGTAGTATCCAAATTTCTCCCCTTTGGAAATCGGATCGCGGGGGCGGCCGTAATGGGGGGCGGTCAAGCGGCGGCGAACATAGCGGCTGGGGCACCGCCTACAGAAGGGGTCGGTCTAGCCGCTGGGTTGGGAGCGGCGGGCGGTAGTGAAAAAGAAATCCGAGTGCCCCTGGAGCAACTCAGATTAACACAAGCCGCCCGTGAGGAAGGAACTTTAATGCCGGGGGAGGGTCGGACTGAGGCTAAACCGACGATTGAGGCCGGGCAAGAGGCCCCGCAACCGCCGCGGTCCCAGCCCGTTACCCCACCCGTCGAGGCCAAAGTACCCGAAAATGTGCCTCCAAAAATTATCCCCAAACCCCCAAGGGGGATCAAGATAGCCGAGCCGACAGAGGGACCGCTTTCAACTGTGCTTAAACCATCTGAGCCGGCGGGGCCGGACGTTGTGCAGAAGTGGCAAGGGCAACAAGTACAATCCGGTTGGCGTCCGGCTATCACAGAAGAAATGCGGCGACGTGCAGGACAAACTGTGAATCCCGCGACGGCAATAGAAGCTGTGACCGGCCCTCTGGGTCCGCAGACGCCGGAGGAAAAAGCCGCAATTAGCCTCTTTGGTCCCGGTAAGCCGGGTGGTGAAATTAATCCTACTCCACGTCCTGCACCGCAAATTGCGGAAGGATTCCAAAGAGAAAATACACTGGCCGCTTTACTGCAACCGCGTGAAGCAACTCCTATTGCGGCTCCAACTAAACCAACTGTAGGAGAGAAATTAAATGCGGCGGTACGGAGTGTGTTTCATCCTGAAGGTTCACAAGCATTGGCGGAACAGTTTGGAACTGCCGCAAATGTGAAGATGAATCTCACGAATAGAATGGGAGATTGGGTTAAGGATTTTGGCAAACTCTCTGCTGAAGAACAAGAAAGAAACCATGATGCAATGAATAAAACTGGAGAGTTTATTTCTCCCAGTCTTAAGAAACATGAACCCCTCTTTCACGCGACTAATAATGAAATTAATCGCCAATATGCCACTCTTGGAGTAAATGCCGAAGAATTGCGACCAAACTGGTTTACTATGTCGGTGTTCCAAGACCCCGAAGCATCAGGAGGTACTAACACGACTAAAAAACTAGGTGATGCTGAAAATTATTTTAAGCAAAATAATAGCTTTACCATTGCAACTGCTAAGAAGTATGCTGCTGAAAAAGGTTTAGTAATGGAGCCTAATTTAGCAGAGGGGCAACTACGGGCTTGGGCCAATCAGGCGGACTCTTTAGCTGCTAGAAATTCTTTGATGGACGCTGTGAAACGGGGATCAGAAACTACCAATGTGGCCTCCATGCTCAGTAGAGCGACTGGTGGACGCGGGGCGGAAATTATCAAAGCGAATGATCCGCTTCCCCCGAATATGGAAGAGTTGCCGGGATGGCTCGCAAACGATCAAGCGTTTATCAAAGCGACAGGACAGGATACGGGACAAGGAACACAGCGAATTGTAATTGATCCCGGTTTGAAAGCCGCAATGGACGGATGGAAGCGATCTACTAGAGGGACAACTAACAGATTGGTCGGTGGGACATTACGGTTGAAATTATTGTTTGACGCTGTGAATGGGCTGCGGGCCGTCAACGGGGTAGTCTCAGATGCTTTAACTGGACATGCACACGGGGTTCAGGAAGGTATCACGGCAATGAGGGGGCGGCTTGATCCTGAACAAAGTGAAGTGTTGGCTCACGCTCAACAATACGGCTTCCATAGCGATATTCTTCCAAGCCCCAAAGATGTGGCGGCGAAAAAAACTCTCTTTCCCGGTTCAGATATTCCCGGTAAAGTTTTGAACTTCCCACGGAATTTTGCCGAAGTTGCAAAAGTATCCGCCGTCATGGAAGGTACACGACATATAATGGGCGATACGGATTTAACTCAGGCACAACATGATACCGCTATGCAGAGATTGTTGAAGTTAGCCGACAATCAGTATGGTGGAAAAACAAAACCGGACACTCTTCCTACGTCTCTCCAAGCTCCATTAAACGCTCTCTCTCCCTTGCTCGGCTACGAAACTGCACAAGCAAGAATGGCTGGCCGGGCCTTGACGGGGGACACTACGGCACTACGGGGATTGATTGGTAATGCTACAATCTTTCTTGGCGTGAATGGATTGCTTACTTATGCTCTGACTGGCAGGGCTCCAAAAGGTGAAGATTTCTTACACTTTGCCACAGGAAAAAAAGACAAAGACGGCGTAGAGATTCGCGGCCATCTGCCGGGGATTATGTCCAACTTTGTAGATGACGTTGTATCTGCTGGTCAAGGCAGATGGGGTGATATTATCTCTCGAAAGATCAATCCCCAAGTCACCGCGATTGCCGAGAGTTTGACGGGCCGGGATTATCAAGGCAATCCACTCACTTCCGAAGGTCGAGTCACAAATATCGCAAAGAACCTAATTCCCTTAATGCCGACTCAGACTCACTTTTGGGAGTCACCGGAACAAAGAGAATACGAAGGGCAAGGTTTCCCGTGGGAAGCACAAGCGATTGGAGTGAGGGGCGAAAGTAAGAAAGAGGAACGATCTCGGTTTCTTAATGCTGCCTATGATGTTCGACAGGCAACCCGCAGCCCACTTGATCCTACAGCCCAACAAGTACAACAACAGCGGTTTGAGTGGATGGATAGACTAGGGAATGAAGGGCTAACTCAGAATTTACAACCTGTGATTGCCGAAATGATAAAGGCCGGATACGATAAGGATCAGATAAAGAGCCTAGTACGGACCTCGCAAATGCCGGGTGGAATTCCCCGTATGGCCCAAACCCTAGAGCCGCAGCAGCTTGCCCAAATATGGGATAAGGCAAGTAAACAAGAAAAACTACAGATGTTGCCGATCTTACGCGATAGAGTACACAACAGAAAAGACACCGAATCCCCACAGACACAACAGGGATGGCTTGATCTTATCAGAAAATTCTAAGTACCCGAAAACCGGAGAAATAAAATGCACGATAACGATCCAAAAAATGAAGCAGAATTGATAGACTTTGAAATCTTAGAGAAAACTCCTATTGCGTTTTGTACCCTTACAGATATTATATCCTATCTTCAAATCAGATATGGGGATGTTATAGTGGCCGTTCCCCAAGAAACTTTTGTGTGGGGGGAGGAAAAGGCGTGTGAAATGATGATAGGGGAGATTCAACGGGTACACGCATCTACAGACTATACCGATACGGAAGATTTTGAATAAACCGGGGTTTGCATTGAACCCGAATTACACGGAATCTATCCGATTCCTTCAATCCTTTCATCCAAGTTGTTACTGGATTCTCACAAGTATCCAGCCGCGACAACCCGGATTCCCTAATGGCATTGTTACCGCTACATTCGATGTGTCGAAACAAGAACAAGTCACAAACTGGTTGGAGAAGTTCGGGGCAAAGAAATGGAATTTGTATTTCACCGTGAATCCACCCGGCGATGGGTGGGATAAAAAGCCCGCCAAAAAAGATATTCATACCGTTTACTACTTTCACGTTGATTGTGACCCGCAAGAAGGAAAAGATGTCAAAGAGGAACAAGATCGCTATGTGAAGGTATTAAAGGCATTCAAACATGAGCCTACTTTCATCGTGAACTCAGGTAGCGGAATTCACGGATATTGGCGGCTGTATGAGCCAACTAAGAAGATAGATATAGCCGAACAAATCAACAAAGTCCTAGAAAAACAACTCACAAACGAGACACAAACTTTCAACATAGACCGCATTATGCGGCTGCCGGGGACTATTAATTATCCCGATGCCGGGAAGATTGCAAAGGGCCGTGTGCCCACTCTATCAACAGTAATCAGCGAGTCCGGTCATGTCTGCAATCTATCCAACTTCAATATCATAGTTCCTCCGAAACCGCCAACTGCTAAGCAAGTAGATAAGAGTCGTAGCGAATACGACTTTGCCCAATTCGGGTTAATGCTCAAGCAAGGAAAAACCGATGAAGAAATCCAAACTTATTTTCTCGACCCGGTATCGGAACATGGAGAGCGAATACGGGAACGTCCTGACCCTGAAACGTATTTTGCAGAAGAACTACGACGGGCGAAAACTAAATTTGGTAAGGAGGCGACAATTGCACGGAGATTGGAACAAAATAAAGATTGGCCGGGAGGAACAGGGCAATGGGGGTTCCCCGAACCTACCACGGAAAACTTCAAATACGCCCTTACCCAACTAAAGGTTAGGGTTTATTATGATATGTTTGCTGGATGTTCCCACCTTGTTGACGTGCCGGGATTTCCGGGAGATAAGCCTGTCAGCGATCTTGCACGGAATCGACTTAAAATACGCTTTCAAGAAGAATTTGGAATGAAATTTGGAGAGACAGAATTTAGTCAGCGATTAGATGATGTAGCGTGGGACAGTAAAATTAATCCAGTTCTTGAATATTTTGACTCACTAAAATGGGACGGGATTCCTCGTTTGGATCGGTGGTTGATTACTTATGCCTATGCTGAAGATACGGAATATGTACGAGCTATCGGTAAACTCCATCTAATTGCAGGTGTTCGGCGAGTCAGAAAACCGGGATGCCAAAAAGATGAGATGTTGGTTCTTATCAGTCCAAAACAGGGGCTTAATAAATCTACAGCTATAGGAATTCTTGCTAAAAAACCATCGTGGCTGGTAGAAGATTTAAGTTTGAACACAGATGCCAAAGTGCTAGTTGATCTTCTTAAAGGAAAGTGGATAGTCGAATGTCAAGAACTTAAAGGGCTATCAAAAGCTGAAGCCAACGCAGTAAAAGGATTACTGTCTCGCCCCAAAGACAGGGCACGCGAAAGCTATGGACGATATGCTGATGATTTTGAACGTAAGTGTCTCTTTTTTGCTTCTTCTAATGATCGAAGATTCCTATCTGACCCTACAGGTAATCGGAGATTTTGGCCTGTTCATGTTGGTGAGATTGACCTTGAAGGATTGCGTAAAAATGTAGATCAACTATGGGCAGAGGCAGTTCACTATGAAGCACAGGGTATTTCTCATAAACTACCAAGAGAACTGTGGGATGCTGCTGCCGTAGAACAGGAAAAAGCAACACAGAATACCTCAATCTATGATGGAATAGAAAGACTGTTATCCGGGCATACAGGAATAGTTGATCCCAATGAGTTATGGATCGCCCTTGGCTTTGAAGATATTAGAAGTCGCGGACTTACTCAACAACACCAATTTGGTCAGAGCATGGATAAACTCGGATGGGAACGGAAATATCTACCGATCAACGGACAGCGGATTTGGTCTTACGTTAAAAGCACTTCCCGCGTGATCCTTACTTTCTCAATGGATCAGCGGGGAAGATGGAAAACAGAGATAACGAAGATTCCAATTCCTAAGATACCGGAAAGGTGATATGAAACACAAAATCCTGATTTTCTTCTTGATACTTTGGATCGTGGAGTTATTGGAGTGCGGGTTGGTATTCTATCGCTTCTGGTTATTTAGGCCAGATTTGATCCCCTATCCGTGTGTGAGAGAGTGGGTTGCTTAATCCCGGTCTGACATATCCGTGCCCGCCATGAAGCAGAGGATGAAGAAGAGAAGTGCCGCGTAGGTGAATGCCCCAATTACGAACCACATATTAAATCCCAAGCCATTTCCGAATTTTGGAAGTAAAGATTCCTAATACAATCCCGATTAGCGATGACCAAACCGTGCCGCTGATTAAGACTTTTCCCCACATACTCTGTAGGGAACTTACCTTTGTCTCTACCGCCCCAAGCCGCCCTTCCTGTGCAGTTTGCTTATCCGCTATCGGCTTCAGCATCAGATCAATTTTAGACTCCAACGCATCAACCACAGGCTTGACAATGACTTCGCGGTAGGCTTCCGCATTTTCCAACAATTCTTTCATGGAGTCGGGAGGCATGATATATCTTAGGCTACATCCGCTTCCTTTACAATGGCGATAATCTGTGACTCATGGATGATAGACAACGCCTCATTGCCCCACACAAATGCAATACTATCTTCTCGTACCTGTTCTCCCCCGCCACCCAATTCACGATAGGATCGCATCTTCGCCTCACAGATTTGACCGCAGCGAAGATCGGAAGTAGAGGGAGTTGTGTTGTTGATTGAAGTTGTGCCGAGACCGACACCGAGAATCTCAACTTCATCAATCGCTTTACTCATGTTGTTAGTCACTTCAATTAGTCCAACCTTCTGTGCCTTCTTTTGAAGTACACGGACTAAGACGTAGTTGTTACGCATTTGAGGGAAGTGCATTGTTTCTCCTATTAGCGATTACTTCCAACTTGAATATTGCCCATTCCGATATGATTATCGGCGGCATCTTCCTCATCCAACATCGCCAACTTCACTTTCAGTTGTGCATCGTGGATTTCGTTTTCGAGCCTGGCCAAGTCACATTGAGCCATACGCCGGGCTTTACGGGCAGCACGATACAATTCTGCGGTATTCATTTGTTTCTCCTAGTTAAAAGCGGATGCTAGGTATCGAGCCTAGTTAAATTTCAAACATTCCTTGCCATCTCATTCCCATTATTACACCGCCAAATCCACAAATCATTCCCCAAAAGAAGGATGCAGTCATGGAATAGGGTTCGGGAAGAATGAAGTGCATACAACCCCCGCCTACGCCCCCTAATACAAGTCCGGCAGTCATGCAAAGAGCTAATTTCATTTGTTTCTCCTAGTTAAAAGGCGGGTTATCCTCGATTGGGCTGATTACCACTAGGGGATGCCGCCAAGATCATTCACGCACTAAATCTTCAAAATGTTGGTAAGTGTCAACGCCACTTTGATAACATCGGCACCTCAGTTTCTCGGCCTCTAATTTTGGCTCTAAAATTAGAAGTTCTCCCCGCAACTCACAAAGGCGGTTTGTCATTTGCTGTACTTTGTTCAGTGACTCCATGTAATCCGTATAGGCTTTTTCCACCGTTTCTAACGAAGCCCCGGTACGTTGCTCATACTTGTGCCCATTGCGGACATAGAAACTGCTAGGCATTTTGTTTCTCCTATGGTTCTACTATACCCTACGCCGCCGGTTTTGCAACCACCGTCTTGCGGAAAAACCGGACGTAAATCCACCAACCAAGAGCGGCTAGTCCGATAACTCCCACCGCAAGAAGTAGCCACGGAACAAATGGCAGAATGATGATCCCGGCGAGCGTTCCAACTGTGACCACGCCTGCTATGGCTGCAATCACAAGGCCGATATGCTCCAAAGGCTTATCCGCCTCTACCACACCCAACACCACGACGCCAAGTCCGGCCAGAGCGGCTAGGAAGGCGATAATATTGATCGGCTCAAGAGTCTTTTGAGTGTGGGCAATAACTGTTTGGATGTTGGTAAGGGGGTGGGTAATGGGGCGGGTAGTGGCGATTTGGGCGGGGGTAAGAGTGTGGTGGGAGGCACAGCCAGTCAATATCCCCAACATCATTCCGATTATAAATACAAGTATTCCAAGAACCGCATAATAAATTACAGGATGTTTCATCTTATTTTCCTTTCTTTAATTTGTAAACGAGATTCCAATTGCGTCCTATTTTGATCTTCCCAAGTAAAATTGCATGTGCTTTTAGCCACCGCTTTGCCGTAGGCCAACTGCAATTACGACCTGTCATCAATGCCGCAATTGTTATTCCATCCTTCGGCATCTCATCCAATATCCCCTCTTGCTTCTTCCAAGCGGAAACAGCAGCATCAACGGCGGATTGAGGGACTAAAATCGGCATTGCTATTCCGCTTCTACGGAAATGACATCTTTCACAAAATGTCTCGTATGCAACTCTTCGTCCCCCAATCGAATCAAACTACCTCCGATTTGAGATGATCCGGTGCGACCGCCCGGCATACGGTAAACATAGGGTGTCTTAGCTTGGAAAGCAGCGGTTGTAAAACTGGATTTATAGCCTCCCTCAGAAGGAAGGCGGACTTCGATGCAACGGTGTCGGTGCGACCTAACAACAACATCAGGCGGCGATATTCCAATACGTCCCGCGTTTGTAAACATTGCGGAGATTTCCGCATTGACCGCTGAACTTTCGTGAGCCGCCGACGAAGTTGTGCCGATGTGGTGTGTGAAATGGACATGATATTTTCCTAATGATTTAAGCAATTCCCATCTCGCATATCTCCCCTGTGAATCCTTAACCGCTCCCAAACTCTTCGCAATCGCCTCTTCATATTCCCCACTCTGGCCCACATGAGCCTCAGTGCCTCGAATATGATAATACCGTCCCTTGCACGCCTTCACAATCGGCTCTAAGAGTAATTCCGCATGTAGCCGTTGATCGTGGATGTTGTGACTCCACTGTGTAGTGGAATGATGATGTACGCCATCAACTGTATCGCCATTATTAACTACAATAAACGGCTCACCGTTACATGCACGGGGCACCCATTCATCCCAAAATTCACGCCACACTTTCCAAATTTCAAGTTGAATTGCCGAAGGTTTGTAGTGTCCACCGCCATCTACGCTTGCTCCATCGGGGTGACACAAGGCGAGGCGACAGCCGATATGACAATCTGAAAATACGACGATGTTTCTAATCATTATAAATCCATATCGTGAACGTAAGTCGGTGCCCAATATCGAACAAAGTCGCTTAAAGGGTCATCGCTACCCGATTCACATTCAAACGTAAATTCCGGCTCATCTTTCTTGATCCACATGCACAGAAAAAACTCTGCCGTTGCTCCTAACGACTTCTCCCATCCCCTGAGTAAGTATATGCCGTGACATTCCCTTAAGATTTCCTCTGTGTCACGAGCGGCGTAATCGCGGGAGTGAGTGCGGAATCCATACTTGCGGTCTAAGTCGGCGGGAGAAATAGGATTATCCCCCCTTGCCTTTAGCCGATCACGGGCTGCATCAAAAGCGGGGAAATTGTTGTCGGGATAGCCCGACATTCCACCTGCAATGTAGATCGTTTTCACTTATCCCCCACTTTAGGAGAATTCACTAATGAATTAACAGTTTCCAATTCAACTTGTAACAACGCCAATGCCCGCCACGCCAACTTTGCACTATGCCGCAATCCATCTGTGTCTAATGTGCCACGTTCCACGAGATGTCGGGCAATACAGTCGGCATGATCGGGGGATTTATCTCGATCCCAGTGCATCGATTCGTTAGGATGGTGTTGCTGTGTCGAAACAAAACTTACATTCGCCACAGCGGCACAAGCATCGGGGAAGTAATCTAACAAACCACGAGCCATTGGAATTTCTTTTCGAGATTTGGGGTCGGTAGTCATAAAGAATCCACAATCGAGGTTATACTATCCCTTCTTATTCAATCTCTCTAACCCTTTCACCCGAATCTCCCCCCACTGTGCATCGGTGATTTGCTCGTCAGGAGTAGCTGCACCCGCAACCGCGTTAATAGTTTCATTCCACACGGTTTCAACCAATGTGGCGTCGGCATTTCCATTTCCATCGGGATCACTGATTTCGGTCCACGCCACAACTTTGCTGCACGGGTCATACTGTGGAGCGGCATGAACTTCATCAGTCCGGGCTGGAACAATCACAGCCACCTTAGAAGGGGATGTCACTGTCTTGGAAGTATTGGGGACAGCCGCATGGGCCGTAGGCTTGGCAGCAGGGACAGCGGTAGCGGCTTGGGTAGGGTTTGCGGGTTTCTTTGCCGCCGTCACAGGCTTGGCCGCAGCCGGTTTAACGGCGGGCTTGGCAAACTGTAGCTTGGCAGTTGCCGCCTTCACCGTTGCGGGATCAGACGGGGCGAGATTGCGGGTGGGTGGGGCATCGGGAGCGTCGATCCACGATACCTGAATCCGCTGTTTGCCGTTGTATTCTTTTGATTCCACCCGATACATTACCTCTTTGCCGACAAACACTCCTTCGTTCAACGGCTCGAATGACAAGCCATCCCACCCAAGAGCCAACTTGAGTTGATCGTAATTCTTTAGTTTGGTTTCATCATTGTAGATTTCCACACCGGCTTTGAACATGACGAAGAAGCCGACAATGGTTTCCTCATAGCTTGACCAATCAACGTAATCCGGTTCGGTGATTTGGAACTTTGCCATCCATTCCGGTTCATCGGTATATCGGTGGGCAGCAGAAAGTTTCAGTATCGCTTGTGGACAACCGTTTGTCGAGTAATCGAATTTACTCTCTAAGACTGTGCCGCGATAAGTACCGGGACTATCTATCATTTTGGACATTGGGGTTTCTCCTGTTGTTGTTCTATTTGCAAATGCTTGCAGCCCTGATGGTGGAGGCGTCTACACCGCTCCACTACCAATTCTTGCGGTTCCTCTTTTTGTCGGGGACGGGCATATCTATCCACCCATGATACAAGGTATTTCATTGGTTGTCAAATATGGTCGGATTTTCCAGCCCCCGCCAAAAGCTATCATCCTGTGGGCCGGTGAAGGCTATACCCTCCGGGGGTAGCCTATAGTATTTCCCCTCAACTAAAATGGGTCGAGATTTGGCGATCACAGATTGATTCCCATCAGTCGTAATAATGCGTTGGGTACTACGATTGACAGCTTTACCGGCAACCACTTTGCCTTTCGCATCCGTCTGACTAACCACTTCGGCATCGGCCAGGGCGACCCGTATTGTATGATCCGACCACGCCACAACTGCGTCACGACAAGAATCATTTGCGGAGTGTAAAAGACGCGGACCAATTTGACGGTAATCATTGCCCAAGGCATTTTTGTAATTGATTGTAGCCTCGTGAGCCAAGAGTACCACATTTCTCTTACTCCTAATAATGGGATCAAAATCTGACAGTAACAGTCGCAATGCTTCACTCGCACATGGGAATTTATCGTACCCCAATTTTGACACAGATTCGACCTTGTGTTGAACCTTAAGGTAATCCACGATAAATTCATCCGCTTCGCTCACTGTGTCCACAACTAGCGTTCCGTTTTCCGGTACAAAAGCGATTGACTGTTGTACAGCAGCCCGAAGATCGGCAAATGTAACAATTCCATCCACAACCTGCACAGATAAGCCGGTCAACCCCTTATTCAAATCCAGAAACACAGGATTGGGGGCCATCGCGGCGAGAGAAGATTTACCTGCACCGGCGGGACCATAGATTACAATCTTCTTCCCAAAGTCACTAGGATCATTCTGCTTTACTGTGAACTTCTTATTGCTCACAGAAGAAACAGAAGGAGCAAGATTAGGCTTCGGGATGTTCAGGGGCTTTGTCAATGGGGATTTCATACCAACTCCAACACTGACAGACGCCCCACGGTTTTCCACATTGACTACAGGCATATTTCGGTTCGGGGGTAGACTCATTTTGTTTCTCCAATTTAGGAAATGCCCTTTCCCAATTCTTGGCGTACTCTTTGTACGTTACAAGGCGGGGACGTTGTTGTGATCCTTTGCCCATACTATACCTCAGTTTTAGCGACTGGCAAGGAAATTCGCTTAAAACCGGCAGGCGGCTCGGAATCCGCCGTTACAGATTCAGCCCCAACACCGTAACAGACTCCTATAAACTCACAGGG